AGTGTTTTCTCTTTCCTGTTAATGTTTTCATTGTAGCAGATTGTCCTATAAGAGCTTCTTCATCAGTAATATACTGTTCTTGTAATTTCTTTATATTCTCTAAAATATCCGTAAGTTCTTTTTCTCTTTCCTTAAGACCAGTTTCTTCTTCAAACCTCTTATAAATATCTAGTTCAGATTCTTTTTCTCTAAAAGTTTTTAATCCAAGAGCCTCTGCTTCTTTTGATTCTTTTTCTTTTTCTAAAGCAGTTGTAGTAGCTTCTGCTTGTTGTTGTCTAATCTGTAATAATACTCGTTCTACATCAGTTAAAGCACCTTCTGTTGTTCTTTCTATTGTACTAGCATAAGAACCTTCTTGTAATAGTTCTGTTTGTAATTCTTCACCAGCAGAACTATCTATTTCACTTGGCATTCCCTCTACATCAGTTAATCCAGCTTGTTGTTCAGCATAATTTAAAGTAGCTCCAGCTTGTATTAAGTTTGGGTCTGATATATTAGGATTAGCTGCCTGTAAAGCTGAAACTGTAGTACCAAGGCTCTGTGCTATACCTGTTAAAGTATCACCAGATTGTATTGTGTATTGTGGCATATGTTTGTTAAGTTAATGTTATATAAGACCAAATTTTAGCCTTATTTGAATAGATGTATAATCTTTTGACAGTCGGACTAGTTAAATCATCTATATATATTTTATATTGTTCATAAAAGAATCTAGGTTTATGTGTTGGTATAGTGGTTACTGTTTCTATAAAATCAAATAAATTTGTAACAGAAACTAATTCTGAATTTGTACCATTATGATTATGTAAATCTTTAATCTTTTGTCTTGATAAAATTAAATCAACTTCTGATTCTTCTTTTGCTGGCAATACATCTAGTTCTTCTTCAATTATTAAATCTTCAATAGGTTTTTCTTCTATTGGTCGTTTTTCTTCTTCGACTATTAATCCTTCTTCAATTTTAAACTTCTTTTTCAGTTGGTTCATAATATATTTTAATCTGTTTTATTTGTACTGCTGAATTTCCACCACTATTTGTTATCCTTATTTGAACCGAAGATGTTTCAATATTAAATTCTTTAAATGTTGCTTGTGATTGTCCATTGGTACTCATAGAACCAATAGCAATATCAGTAGTAGGGGCTGAGGATTTTCTTAATTTAAAACTTACAGTATCCCCAGTAACAAGTGGTGATGTTAAAACTTCTACTTTTTTAATTCTTGAATTAGTAGGTAAAAAATATTTATTAGATAACCAATTAGTTGGTTGAGCTGGAGTCGAAGTTAACATATTAATATAACCAAAATTAGTATTAGCACCATCCTTGTCTGCTATAGCAAACTTACTATCACCAATATGATGTAATAATCCAATGGTTCCGTCTATACTCTTAGATGGATAATACCAAATTTTCTTTCCACCAGCTAAAACTCTTCCGTATGCTAATATATTTTCTCCATCTCCTATAAGCATTGTTTCTCCATCATCAGACACCTTTGCTGTCCAAATATAATTATCTGGATCATCTCCCCCAGCATCAGCATCAAACGTTGTTGGAATAGTTGTTCTTGTTAAGTCCAGTCTTCTAATTGGTATTATGCCATTTCCATTCCAATAACCAATATAATTATCATAAAAGACATACATAACCCCACCAAAAGAATGAAAGGCTGTTATAAATCCATTTACTATAATCTCTCTATTTGGTACTGGAGAAAAACCATCCCATACATAAATTTTTCCTCTATGTTTACCACCAGTTTGATTAGTATTTGCCATAACAGCTATCAACATATCACCAGTTGCTGGGTCTTGTCTTAAATCCATTATTCTAATTTTTTCATTATCTGGAATTGTTACTACATCTTCTACTGCATTTGTACCATCCCAATAATCAATTTGAGTACCGTTACCAATAAACATCTTATCATCAAATACCAATAATGGATGTCTAATTGGATTGGTGGCACTTGATAATAATGCTGTACCAGCATTTGTTTGCCAAAAACCAGTTGTAAGAGTTGTGCCATCAGCATTTAAATGAGCTATTTCATTATGGGACGTAACATAAAATCTATTTTCATACCAACATGTATCACTATAAAATGAATTATAATTTGCTCCAGTCGTATCTGATTGTTTTAATGTTGGTTGATTACCAATTGCATCCCACATATAAAACTTACCATCTTCATTTGAAGCATTACCAATAAAATATAATAAATTGGAACTTTCTCCATCTTCTGCACCAAAAATTTCACCAACAATATTTGTATCTAATTGGCTTATTTGTGTACCTTGATTTAATGTTCCTGGATTAGATAAAAGATTTTGTCCTTTGTCATCTGGACTATAACCACCATCTGGTAAATCGTCTGAAGTAGATACTCCTCTAATAAAATCATTTACTCCTATTGTTATATTAGGCATAGTTTTCATCTTTAATTTTTATTCTTGGTCTTACAGCAGGTAATCTATTAGCATAATATTCTTCTAATTCTGACTCCTTTTCTGTAAGTAATGCTTTAAAATTATTTATTCTTTTATTCTGTTCTGTTTCAATCGCATAATCTAAACAAGCACTATATATTAAACCATCGTGTAAATATTCTGGTAATGTTGGTTCATCTGAATCACTTGATAATTCTGTAGATTCTTTACTATAGAATATCTTCAAACCATTTGTAGAATTAGATGCTGGATTATCTTCTAAGAATAAAGAACTATCAAATACTCTTACCTTAGGTGATGTACCATCAGCAGTATCGTTAGATATAGCCCCAGGTTTATTTCGCATATCAATAATATTTGCTACATCCCAAGTATTAGTTCCACCTGTAAAGTTAATCTCTATTCTTTTAAGAGCTAATAAATCAGAAGGTAATATGTATTCTTTTTGGTCTGCAACAATATCAGAGGTAGCAACTTCTCCATTTACTTCCCATTGTCCATTATTTATAATAGCTTTTGTAATAAAGGAATGATAACAATTATTTATTGAAATATTTATATTTGCATCAGAATATTCAGTGGATGATATTCCACCTAACAATCTACGCACTTTATCTCTTATTGTAGTTAATGTCATATATTTTATTTAATATTTATTTAATTATTCCAATTAGTAATTGGTTTTGTTCTATCAGACCAACTTGTGCTTGGTTTTGTTCTTTCTGTCCAAGATGTACTTGGTTTTGTTCTGTTAGCCCAAGCTATATACATTGGGTTTGGTATTGTTAAATTTATTACTAATGAATCTGGTGTTACTGTTATAGGAAGTACTAATGTAGGTGTAGGAGCTGTAAGTGTTATATTAGTAACATCAGGAGTTATTGTATAACCATATTCTAGTGTTGGGTCTGGAGCTGAAGCTGTTATAACAACTGCACTTGGTGAAATTATTGTTTCTGCTGCAGTTATTTCAATGTATGGATCATTATCAGAAGCATTTTCAATAGAATGGATGCTCATAGATTGATTACCCCCAGCACCATCTCGCCTTAATGCTATTCCATAATTAGTTTCTCCACCAACAATATCATTTACTATATCCTTAATATCAAATGATTGCCAACCAGTATCTGTATCCGATTTAGTTGTTGTTCCTTGATTTGTTGTAGTTTCGGTTGGTTTTGTATTCCAGGTTGAGCTATTAGAAAAAGAACTAGTTAATCTGCGAGAATAAACGGTTGTGTTATCTGACCATTCACTATAACTGTCTACATAAACCCATAAATAAGCTGATTCTGCCATAGGAGCGTTAGATAAGTCTACATAAAAATAACATATTCCCTCTCTACTTTCATTTAAGTAGTTACTTAAATCAAGAATAGTAGCAGCACCATAACTTGTTGTCGGAGAGCTTTCTTTTACATAAGTATCAGTCGTGATTGTATATGTAGCCATTTTAGCTTAAGTTAATAATTCCTTCTGCATTCCACTCTATTTTAAAGTCGGAACTAGAAGAACTTTTATCCTCTGTAAAATCAATGTAAGCCATTATATCATCAGCAACAGTAGTATTATAAATTACTGCGTATCTTGCTGTAATTGTTGAACTACTCCAAGTTACATCATCTGCATCATATACACCCTCATCATCGGTGTCATCTTGTGTAACAGTCGGATTAGTTAGTGTTGCTCCACCAGCTGTATAACCTGTCCCAGATACTTCATTAGTATTACTAAAAGTTTCATCTTCAGCAGCAGGTGATTCACTTGATGTTAAAAGTGCAACCTTAACTGTATCAGTTGTAAGATTATAAGCACCTTCCATTAATTTTTCCTTAAAATTGTTTGTTATAATATTTGCCATATTATTTAAATTAATTATTCTTGCCCGAAAGCCACATATAGTGGCTCTCAGGTAAAAACAGAACTAATGTTCTGAAAATAGAATTCTCTCTTTTCTTGTATGAAGATGCCCCATCAACAATCGTTACTATTGAACTCTTGATACTATAAGGTCATTGAATTCTACCCATTATATCTCTTTCGGGATATAACAGTTATATATTAAGTAGTTATTTTTTAAATCTACCCAATAAACTAGGTGCTTCAAGTGAAGTTGTAGTATAGTAACGAATTACAACATCTAATACACCATAAGCCATTAAACAGTAAGCTGGTATATCTAGTTCACCACTAAATAGCATTCCAGTACCAATAGCAAGTTTACTTACTGCTATCCAGAAGGTTTTTGATTTGTACCAAATCTTTAAGTTTTTCATAAAGTTTTCTTTATTTTATTAATTATATCATAAAATGAAATGTTTTTCAATTTTATTTTCTTTTTAATCTCTTTCCTGTTTTCTTAGCAAAGGCTTTTGCTTTTTTTGTTCCTGCTTTTGTATAAGCAAATACTTTTTTTCCTACTTTTGGCATGTATTTTTTGGTTATTTAATTAAACTTGCTTTTAATTTCTCAAAGTCTTTTTCACTTAAGCCAAATATTATTTTATCTCTTATTAGTTCATCAAATAAAGGACATTGTTTACCTAGTAAGTATTTAACAGAGCCGTCTATTTCTATCTTGTATGCTTCTCCATTCTTTTCTGGTCTGAAGAAATAAGCTGTATGACTATCTTTTAATTCAAGAGCATACTTCTTAGCTTGTGCTATCATTGGTTGTGTGTATTCTTCTCTTGCTGTTATTAATACTTTCATAATAAAACTTAGTTTGTAATCAATCGCTAACTTTTTCTTAAATGGATTATAATGATCAAAGTCTTCATAGTATTGTTCATCTGCTACATTGAATAGCATTGTTGCGTGTCCTGAACTTCTATTACAAGCTGGAATTATATCTTTAGTACTCCAACCTGGACATACTCCTGCTGCTATCCATAATGGTGCTTGTCGCATATTCTCTTTAATATTACCATCTTTACTTTGTGGAAACTTTACCCACTCGTATTGTACTGCAAAATGTTCTAAGAACTTTTTACCCATCTCTTTCATTTCATCTGTAATCTCTGCTCCGTGATATTCTTCAAAGGTAATTCCTTCTGGGTATGGAAGCATACTCTCTGGTATTAAACCATCTCTTCTAAAGGATCTAGCTACCCTTGTTAAGTAGTTTCCTTTATCAGTTGTCCCAGAAAGTATCGCATTGTATCTATCTGAGAAGTTTACCTTACCATCTACTATGTAACCATTTTGGTATAAGAAGTTCATTGCTTCTATTTCTATTATACCTCTATCTATCATCCAGTTTAATTGTGTTTCTATACAATTTAATCCACTAAATGTTACACAAGATTTAGTATCTTCTCTCTGTTTCTTTTTCTGCTTTTCTTCTTTTGGTAACCAAGGCGTCCAATTGTTACTTGGCACTCTAACAAAATAATCAATACCAGTAGCTTCTCCTGCTATATAGTCTTCTATCTTGGGTAATTCTTTTATAAAACCTGTATTATTTTTCATATAATTTTAATTAATTATCAGCTGGGAGCAATAACTCTTTATCCTGCTACATCCGTAGCTTATTACTCCCATTTGGTAGTAATTAAAAGTGTAGCCCAGATGCCACTTCTCAGAGTTAAGTTATCACATTGTGCGACAAGAGCTTAATCTGAGCTACACTATTAGGTTATTTACCTCCATTGAGTTTAATATCATATCGCCAAGTTGTTCCTTTTCTTTGTGAAACTCCAAATAAAACCTGTTCAGTTGAACTGTCCATACCTAACTCTCGTAACGCATAATCATCGTTATCAAGCCAAGTACCATTCATAAAGGTTTTGAAGTTGTTCCACTTAAAGAACAAGTTGGTATGAAAATGACCCATACAAAGGTAATTCCATTCTTCTGGTAATGAACCTTGCCATCTCATTCCTTTCTGAATAATCCCATAAAAAGGAATATTCAACCAAGAACGAATATTAGCACCGTGTGTAAGCAGGAAACGATTACCATAAATCTCTACTACTTGATACCAACTCCAAGTAATATTCCATTTTACTCTCTCGTTATTAGCCATAGCCAACTTACAAGCCTCATAAAATATCGTATCAAAGTTTAAGCGAGTATCAGTTAGTTTAGATTTACGACCGTGATTTCCTGGTACGCAACTAACTGTAATGCTCTCAAAGTGATTTGAAAGTTGATTGATAAGATTAGTCACCATTGGCAACCCATAAGTAAACATCTGTTCCATAAGATAGAACTTCTGCTCATAGGATTGTGCTGGGAATATCTCATCACCATCAACTACATCACCAAGCATAAAGATATGAAGGTCTTTGATAGGTATTGAAGAGCGTTGTGTTTCTACCATTTTAACAATAGCAGAATAAAAGGCTTTTACCTTTTTCTCCATCAACTCTACAGAATATCTACCAATATGCATATCACCCCAAAGGACAACTGCTTTCTCTTCCTTGTCCTTATGCCTACTCTTAACCACTTTAAGAGGTTTTGGTGTAAACTTAGCAGCAGGAATAACATCTTGTAAGATTTCTACAACAATCTGTGTAGATGCTTTTTCCTTAATAAGCTGTTTTAATAACTTATCTTTCTGCTGTTTGTCCATTCGGTCTTTTTCCTCTTGAATAAGAGTATTGATATTAACCTCTTTATAAGGTTTTTTAAGACCGAGTTTACTAGACTTTTTCTCAATAGCTCCAGGAGTTCTCTCTAATTGAATAGCGAGTTCCTTATTACTCATTGTAGAGTAATTGTCTTTGAGAAATTGTGTGTCTTTTTCAGACCACTTTTTGTTTTTCATTTCTAACCTCCTCCGTTGATGAAAGCAATTACAATTCTGTAATATGCTTCTTTTGTTAACTTTTTGCTGAGTGGTATAAACCTCTCAATAGCATCGTGGCATCGTCTACAAAGATATATAACTTGGTCATTTTTACCAAACATTCTTATAGGTAAAATATGATGTTTTGTTAGGTATCTTTTTTGATGACACTTTGGACAACGCTTTTCTTTCATCACTCCTCCTTACAAAACCCAATACGAGTTATTCTGTTGTGATATCCATCGCGAACCTCTTCTGTTTTGAATGAACGATTAACTCTCTTCTAACTCGGAGCAATGCCCCGAGCAAACCTATGAATATCGGATTACTCCGAATTAGAAAAGAACTATTTTATATTTAATTTAATCCACTCTATATCTGTTTGGATCTGACTTAATTGAACTCTTATTGCTGTCATCTCTGACGAATAAGTGCTTACTCTTGTTCCTAATGCACTTACAGTTAAGAATAATATTGAAAACACTGCTAGGATAATTCCCATAGCCCAAGTAAATACTCTCCAAGATACACATTTTTCTTTTTCCATATTATATTTTATATAAACTTTGAAAATACTTCTCACCTTCTACTTCAAATATAAAGTTAGGTTCTTTATAATCAGCAAATGTTTCATCATAATCTGCATAACAGGTTGCCCAGTATTCTCCTTTCAAATTAGTTAAATCCCATTCTATTGAGTTCTCTATATCAACTATCTCAAATGTATCGTAATACACTAAGTCAAACTCTTCCTCTAATGTAATGTTTTGCCAGAAGTCAAATATTATCTCTATATCTTTATCAGGATATTGTTCTTTCCACTCTAATGCTTGTGCATATACTTCTGGGTGAGCTTCTATTATTATATGCTTTTCTACTCCACACTCTTGAAACTTAGTAGCAGTCCAACCATATCCAAATCCTAATTCCAGAACTTTCTTTGGTTTAATCTTCTCGCATATCAGTTCAACTCCTTTAGTTATGTATGGAAGTTCTTCTTTATACATTATACATTTATCAAACAGCCATAAACCAGTATCATCTTCTCTTAATGGCTCATCTCTAAATTGTTGTTCTGTTATCTCTTGCTCCATATTCTTTTTAATCTTCTCTTTTTATCTTGTGGTAAATGATAATATATTTCTACATAACCTTTATATTGTGATAATGAATATTCGTATGCTCTTATATAGTAGTTTAAGTAGCTCCCTCTAACTGGTGAAACATACCATCTGAATTGCATATAATCATCTCTCGTTGCATATCTATCTGCGTCTCTTCCCAAACTAACTGATTTCCACCCAGTTCCACTTGGAACATATATATTTGTAATAGTTTTATAACTTCCATAAGTGCCGAATGGTGCTAATATTTGTAAAATAACATAAGGACTTGGATGTCTTCTTGAATAGGAGTAATTATGCACATACCAATGGAATGTTATCTCTTCTACTACTGCATTAGGGTGGTGTTCAAATAACTCTGTATTAACAGCAAATCGCATATATGCTTTTTGGTTTATTGCTGGAAATATTGCTTGGTTATCTATCGCAACTATTGTTGTGTTTGTTGAACTACCATCATCCCAGTCATCTGTTCCACTTGCTATATAGTTTGTAAGTAATTCTCCATACATACTAATTATCCTTAAATACTGTAACTATTACATCATCATTTCCTTGTGATGTTTTTCTTTCCGCATATAAATCATTAGCAGTATCACTGGTATATCCCATTGGAAACTCCCAGCTTTCTCCTGCTGCTATTCTCTTGAAGAACTTTGTTGAACTTACTGTATTATCTGAATATATATAAATCTCATCATCACCACAATTTGCTACTATTACAAATGTAGCATCTGCATTTGAAGAAGCATCAAATATCTGAACTGCTGAACTATCTACATCATAACTTGTGCTACCTTCATTTACTAAATAACTTGGATTAACAGTTGGCTGATTACTTACTTCTACTTCAGCTTTAAGATTACTCGCTGTAGCTTGTTTTACTTCTACACTATCAATAGAACTATCTAAATCTCTTATATCAAGATTAGTAGCACTTACAGCTTGAACTGCTGGAAAATTATCTACCGTTACATCTGAACTATTACAATCTACAGTTACTGTATTATTAACTTCTGTTTGAAGATTACCATCTCCATCTACTATTACCCTATCATCTGTTGTAGCATTCTTTATTTCAACAGCACCTATCTCTATATCTCCTACTTCTAAGGTAGCATCTACTGGTAGCTTATTACTTGAACTATATGGTCTTCCCTGACCATCTTTAATTGTTCCTATTCCAGATGAAACTATAGTCTTACCCATAGCTTTGGATAATTTTTCTATTTGTTTCTCATTTATCTTTACCTTCCATTCATCGTATTCAGTGTAGTCTTTTAGGCTCTCTATTAGGCTGTATGATGCCTCTAAATGGCTCTCTAAGCCACTTAAATCAGGTTTAGTATCTAAGCCACCTATCTCTTTACCAATACCCTCTAATCGCTTAATTACTTCTGGAGTTAAATCTTTCTCAATCTTTATCTTTTCTTTGATTTCTTTAAGTCCTTTAATGATGTCTGAGTTATCAGTCGGTTCTACTTTAAGTTCTGTCATTTGCTTTTCAAGAACTTCTATTATATTAACTGCGTTCTCTTTTAACGCTTCTCTTATTTCTTCTAGGTTAGAAACCTCCATAGAAGATTGAGCTTCTTGTGGATTTGTAACTTCTACTTTTTGTACATCTGGTAAATTATCTACCTCAACTTTAAATAGGTGTAGCTTTATTTCAGCCCAGTATTTATTTATCAGTGCTATTATCTTTGTTAGATTTTTCATCTTGTTCTCTTAATGTTGTTTTATAAGCCTCTACTTGATTTAAAATTTGAACTTTTATTTCTTTATCATCTATATCTACACTAATAGGTATTTCAAATTCTTTTAACATTTTCTTTGTATATACATCTACTAAAAGTATGGTCTTATCTTTTATTTTCTGTATCTGGTTATTGTTCTTTTGTATATCTTTATAAAGTTTTTGACCCTCTTTCAAAAGAGTGTCTTTTTCTTTTAATAATTTCATTATTTTATCATCTTTGAATGATTCATAACGAATGTTTTTTTCTATACTTTTTTCCATAAGTTTATGTTATTTGATTAAATGCTTCTTCCCACCTATAAACATTATTTTTTATATCATAATGTTCTAGTGTATATCGCTTTGCTTCTTTACCAATCGCTCTTCTAAGTTTTTTATCTTTTATCAATCGCTCTATTTCTTCTTCCCATTTAGAATTATCTTTTATTAAAATTCCATTCTTTCCATTTATATCTTTATCATAAGGTGAATTATCATCTGTAAATCCTTGAGCTATTACTGGTATCTCACACATAGATGCTTCTAAGAACTTTATATTTGACTTACATTTATTAAAGTAATTTTCTGCTCTTGGTATTAACATTATGTCTAATCTTAACTCATTTAATGTATCAAAGTAATCTTCCATCTTAGACCAGGGTACATGTTCTAGATTCTTTAAATTATCCCAAAACTTATATTCATCTTTATATATTTTTTCTACTAATTTATTCTTTCCCCTATGTTTCTTATCATCAAGTCCGAATATTACAAATTGTATATCATCTCTTTTGTCTAACTTTTTAATAATATCTTTAATATGTTCAAAATCTTTTGAATATGTTACTGAGCCCACTAAAGCAATTCTAATCTTTTCTTCTTCATTTCTTTTTGGCTCTGACCAATCATCTTTATCAACACAATTAGGAAGAACAAATACCTGTTTATTAATCTTTCTATATTCTTTTGCAAGGAACTCTGTTGTTGTTAATGCTGCATCTGCGTTTCTAATAAAGTTATCCATTAACCTGCTATGTTTTTTAACATTACCATATTTGTCATAAACTTCTTTCGTATAAAATGGATTACCTTTATCTATTTTAAATGTATCGTCATTATCAAATATTATCTTTTTTCCTTGTCTCTTTAATTCTATTGCAACTTTATGAGCATCAATGGATTGTGGTCTATGAAAGATTATAAGATCTGAACTCATTAATTCTAATAGTATTGTTTTGTGATCTTTCAAGTCACTATATAAAGATGTTACAGAACCATTGTATCCACCATGTAATGTTGGTAGTAAACATCTTACATAACTACACCCCTTATAAGCAGAAGATATGAAATATATTTTATTCATAGCTGTTCTTAGTTTTTCTGTCTATTCTTTCCCTTTTTTTCTTCTTCTCCTTCTCTAGATAATCCAGGTACACCTTGGAAATTCTTATCCTCTTCAATTTCTTTTTTAAGTTGTTCATTGTTTCCTAAAAATTTTCTTGTTATTTTTAAGTTTGGTGACTTTATCACTTGCATAAAATTTACTTTCTTTCCTATCGGGTTTCTCGGAAAGAAACGAACCCGATAAGTAAATTATTAAATAATTTATTAAGCTGCAGCTGTTTTAATCCAAACACCTGAAGTATCTCTATTTTCTACTACACCATATAAGATGTCAGCAGTAACTAAAGTACCTAAATGTTGTGGAATATAATTAGCCTGTACTCTCATCAAAGATGAAGCGTGAATAATAGCGTCTTTGTGTGCTAAACAATTCTGTGCAGAACCATCAGTTGTTCCTATATCATTATGTAGAATTACAGGAATTCCATATAAGAATCCAATTTGTCCTTTAAGAACTGGGTCAGCACCACCAGTATTTTGTACTAGTGTGAATTTATCAATAGCCATTAAGTCTGTCCAAACAGCTTTAGCAGACATAAAGAAAGCTCTATCTTCTCTAGGTGCGTTAGCAGCATCTAGATATTGGATAGCAGTTCTAACATCTGAGTCAGCTACACCAGCAGCTGAAGTACCAGCAGTTTGTGAAAAATTATCAAATAAAGCGATAATAGCATCTTCTAAAGCACTCCCAGCTGTATAAGCAGCATTCTTAGCATATCTTTCTTGTAAGTCGTAAGAATTCAAAACTTGTACAGCTTCTTTGTCTTCAATTAAAAATGAAACTTCATACCATTGATTAACTATTAATTGTTTTTGACTCTCAGCAGGACTATTTAATGTTACTTCACTACCATTGCTTTTAGAATTGGCAGTCATCTCAGAAAGAGATGGAATGTTTAATGTATCACCACCGTTAGTAAAAGCATCAGATAAATCTGTAAAGAATTCTCCAGCTTTTAATGCTTGGCGATAAAAATCATTCATTCTACCACTCCATACTTCTGGAATATGATATTGTAAATCTGTTGATGTGAATTGGTCTGTTCCTAATCCCATATATTTTTATCTTAAAATTATTGTTTAATACCAACAACTTTTTCAAAATATTTCTTATGCTCATCTCTAGACATTTCTCCTTGAGGTTTTTCTGGTTTGACCTTAGGCGACCTACTATTAGTAGGTATTGCATCAGCAACTTGTTTTTCTGCCTCTTTAGCTTTTAAATAAGTCTTAACCATTGGAAGCTCAAGAGCCTCTTCTGGTGTCTTACCATTTAAATTAGCTAGGTCTAATACCTGTTGAATATCCTCAGCTTCAATGTCTGGGTGAGATTGTGCGAATTCTAATTTTTTAATAGAACTCTTTATACTGTCAATATCTTGATTGTCGGTTTTCGGAGTAGTCTTTTTCGTATCTGCGACCTTTAGTTCAGAACGAAGTTCGTCTAACTCCTCTTCTAGCTTTTTAGACTTTTGTCTAAAATGCTCTTTTTGAGCAATAGTAGATTTAATATCTTCTTGTTGCTCATCACTTGATTCATTTTCTTCGGTTTTGTCCTCATTGACTGTTTGGTCGTCAATTACCTTTTCTTCATCTGACATAATTGTTAGATTAATGATTAGTCATTTTTACAGGTTTAGTCCTGACTTCTTTTTTTAGGGAGGTTTAGTCCTCCAAGTGTTTATTCAAAATTTATATTTTGCTTATTCTTATTAGAATCTTTATGTTTATCTATAATTCTTATAAAAGTTTGTAGCTTTCTAGCAGCAAGTATCTTTGCAAGATATGCTTCTTTAGGGTTCACATCTATATCTTCAATGTTTAATGGTTGAGTAACATCTTTAGTTTCTTCTAATAATGGTATAACTAATTCTTTTTTAATTACCTCCCAATTAGATGAGTTGGAAAAGTTTTCTAAGGTTTGTTTTAACATAAGTTTATTTTGCTAATGGTACTTGTCCTGGCATTCCTGGTACTCCTGGCATACCTGGTGTTCCAGCAGGACTTGCTAATTCTCCTAATGAGGGTTGTACTTCGCCACCCTGTTCATTGGGTAATAGATTTGGTGAAACACCACTTCTATCTGCCAATGCTCTTAATAGCTTCATTAAATCTGGATTTTGTTGTATCTGTGGATTTTGAGCTAATAACTGTAATAGATTAGAGATAGTTTCTATCTCAGCAGCTGCATTAGTTTTTTCTCCTGTAATATCTATATCAATAGTCTTTTCAAAATCTAGATAACCCTTAACTATTTTAATAAATTGAGTATCTTCTGTTTGTGATGTTAATTGTTCCCTTAATATATCAACTTCTTCTTTCTTTGGATAATCTCCTTCAGATAAAACATATCTTTTAATAGCTTCATTTAATCTACGATTAATATCTTTTTCTACTATTAGTTGTATTGTGTCGTGATCAAATAATTCAAATATATGTTCTTTAACTATCTCTGCTTCAAACTGTGGCAGTATCCATTCTTTAAATGTTTCCTCTAAGAACATACCTAAGTTCTCTCTAATAAAGTCAAATAGCTTACCAGCATTTTGTTGCATCATAGCTCCTAATCTAAATGGAGTTCTGCTTGGTAATGACTCACCTGTAACAACTTCAAATGCATTAGCTAAACTTCTAATAACATGTAATAGGTTAGCTTCTTCTTGTCTGTAAGCAGCAAGGTTTCTTTCTTCATTAGCAATAGGTGTAATCTCTGAATTAACTTTTATAATATCTCCATTAAGTAAGTCTGTCATTATGTTAGACTCTACGGTTGTATCACGGGTTTGGAATAAGTGCTTTGATGAAAGTTTCATTGAGGTAGCTTTTTGATTAGCCATCTCGTTCCATCTTTGTTGAGCATCCATCAACATTTCAACTATACCTAGTCCCAATGCTCTTCCTTCTATTCTTAGATAATCAACTTTCTTATAAGGAAACTTATCTAGCTTTTCTTTGTATAAAACTTCTTCATAAGCGTGTTTATCAGAATCACACACAGCTATCATACATACCCCCAAGGAGTATCCATTACCCTTAATGCCAAGTTCTTTATTCGGGAATTCAGCATAGTATTCATAGATAGTAATATCCTTTTCTTTACTCTCTCTGAATTTTTTAATTGTTTCTGTAATAGCATCAGAATCCCACGCTTTCATTTTTAATAATTCAGCAGGTTGAAGATGATGTTCTTCTATCACATAAGATGATTGTAAATCAAATGAGTCTTCCTTACTTGATACAGCTGGGTCAAACTTTAAATACCTTAAAGGAATATGTTTAATTTTATCACCCACTTTTTTTAATACTACTGAACCATATATTGGTAAGTTCTCAGAAACCTTATTTAAAAGTACCCCTGTATTTTCTCTTCTCATCCAATACTTCAATTCAGCAGAATAAATCATAGCTTTGATTCTATCTTTTCCTTCTACAGCACGAACACGAATATCTTTCCTGTCTAGGTCAATATTCTTTGTAGCGTGTCCACATTGTGGATTAATGATATTAAAAAAGTATTTCTTATTACCTTGTGAATCTTTATCGCCTGATTTGAACTTAGATGCACGATATAACTCTATCTTGTTTATCGTGTCGTCCATATCAAACTTATATCCATCAGTAATCTCTACTTTTTCTTCATAATCTTTTAATGCTTCTTGTAGTTGGGAAAAGATTGTCTTTTCATCTTTCATATTTTTATTCGTAAACTGGTTGTTTAATTTTATTATATATTATTTGTCTTTTTTTCATAAATGAGAATGTTTCTTCTGGTCTGCAGAATGTAAGCATAAATGCATCAGCTACATCTGGAGATGGAATACCACTCTTCCTTAAGGTTTCTTTGTCAATGATTTTAATTTTACCATTAGAGCGAACCTTGTATTTCATATCTATTAGTTGTAAGAAATCTGAATCCTTTTTTAATTGTCCTCCTGCTTTGATCCAATTCCTTGCTCGTATATATGCTTCTGCTCTTATATTAATATACTTGTCTTGTTCTATAGCTTTCTGTGCCATATTGATACCTGATACATTCCATCCTGATTCTACAAACCTATCTGATACTCCTGCTCCTAAACCTGTAGCATCTATAAAGATATTCTCTTCGGCTACATCAAACTTCTCTGCAAAGTCTTTGGTAGTACCTATAACATCCATTAAATTATCTGTTGTACTCTTACCAAGTACTTGAGCGAAGTTACCTGTTCTCAATACCCATACATTAAAGTTTCCACCACTTCTTGCTACATCAACACCTAAGCGTACTTCACCATAAGTATTCGGGTTATCAGGTAAGAAAGCATTAGTAATATCGTCTTCCGATAATAGTACTGTCCAACCATCTGAATCAAGCATATCCTGTTTAGGAAATTTACACTCATATAATATATCAAAGAAAGCTTCCTTTCTCATCTCTTCTACAAATTCTTTGGTTAGTCTTTCCTCTTTAATAGCTCTCTTGTAATCAATGGTAATCTTATGATAGTCATCGCTATGAAAATTACGAAGAAAGTGATTCCTTTTAAAAGGATTCCCAATCTCCAAAAGAAAGTTATCCTTATGTCCTCCAAGCATTCTTTTAATTTTTGCATATATGTCATCATCTATTAATGAACTTTCATCTAATATTATATTAGCAGCACCGAATCCCATAAGGGTTTCACCTGCTTGTGCTTTGTTTCTACTATCAGCTGATAAGACAAATATCTCACCACCACCCTTAAAGGTTAGTCTTGTTTTTGATACTTCTCTCTTAAGTCTATCTTTAGCAGTTTCATCCATATCTAACTGTGACCTAAATATCTCATTATCATAACAATGGTCAATAATGTATCTCATTATAATCATTGCTTTAGGATGTGAAGGTGCTACTACTGCCCATTTCTCTGGATGGGTAATAGCTCTTAGAAGAACAGCCATAGCTACTGTATGCGAGTTATGAGTTGGTATCATTGTTTTACCCACTAAGTAAACTCCTCCTTCTGCAGTAATACACTTTCCATTTATAGGTTTTATTTTTTTAATGTTCCTTATTCTTATTCTTTTTTTCTTTTCTTGCCCTACTATTTTCTTTCTTGGTATTGCTGTTGGTATATCTTGTAATGGTTGAAATCC